AAAAGAATTTAATATAACAGATATATAATTAGGTATCTTAATATATGCAGAGGTTTAATAGACCCTATGTTCATTGAAATTATATGGAAAAACAGCAACGGAGACGACTTGAAAGCGTTAGTTCCATCAGATAAAGTTCAAAACTTTGTTAACCAATTCTTAGAAAGGAATGTTAATCCTGTATTAATCATGCCTAACAACGATGACGTTCACATTGTGCCTGAAAAAACACTAACAGTAACACAAAGCTAACTAAGTTACGTTAGCTAACTTAACTAACTTTCATTATTAAGGTAGGTTTATATTATCCCTAGTATAATATATCATATGAAGTTTTATTCAGCAACAAAAACAATCTCAGTAGGAATAGATGCGAAACCAATATTCGAAACTCTCGATAGGATTAGACCAAATGATATCTCATTCAGTCTAATGGTAGCAATAGCTGCCGAAGAATATATCAAGAATCATGATAATGTTAATAGTAGTATGGATAGTTTTACTTCAAAGGATGTTAACACTTCCGTGCCATTATTCTATGCTGATATTCAGAGGTGGAGAGAAAAAATAAAAAACTTAAACTCTAAGGACTTTAAGAAACTACAACTAAGGCTTTCACAGATTTCTACAATCATTAGAAAAGAGGTTGACTTAAGGATATGATGACAGCATCAGCAAAAGAAGATAGTATCTATGAGAAACTATGTATGAAAAAACAGGCAGATATTATAGTACAACTAAGACCAACAAGTACATTCACAGTAGAATCAGGTTTACTAACAGACATATTTGTGGAATGTGAAAACGCAAATGAGTTTATTGACCATGTTAAGCATGGTGTTTTAAGAATATTAAGAGAGAAGCATTCTGATGTGGATGTGGATGAAGCATTTAAGGACTTACAAATAAAACTACTTCCAAATGGTATGTTTAAAATGCATGAGTTATCTGCCGAGTATGAAAATACTGTGGTTAAGTTTGACTGCGTAGTGATAGCAACTGATTCTCCTAAGACTTACATTAAAAAGGCTAGGGTATATTGTCCATCTTGTTATAGTGAAGACCATTTAAACTGTGATTATAGTAGAGAATTACCTATAATGTTCTGCTCAAACTACAAATGTAAAAGGCAAAGGTTAAAGGTTGACACCTCAAACATGGAAACAGGAGACGTGCAGACAGTACTGCTTCAGGAACTCATGGAAAATGCTAAGAATAATACTCAGATAGTATTGACAGGTAAATTAGTTGATAAGAATGTGAGAGATTCAGCAGTAGGACAGAAGAAAAGGATAACAGGTATATTCAAAACCCTTGTAGATGATAAGAAGAATGAGCATGATATAGTAATAGAAATACTAACCCTTGAAGACCTTGAGGACGTGTCGCCCAACTTACCCTCTTCAGAGCAGATGAAGAAACTACTAGAAGATTCTAAAAGCCCTGACTTTATTAAAAGTATAGTAGATTCATTCGTACCTCAGGTATATGGTAATAAGAATATCAAACTATCAATACTATGCATGATGGCAGGGGGGGTCGAAGGTAAGAAGAGGGCAGACATTAACATACTATTAGCAGGCGATCCTAGTATGGCAAAGTCAGTATTACTAGTAGAAGCAGATAAGATAACACATAAATCAATGTATACCTCTGGAAGAGGAGCTTCTGCTGCAGGCTTGACGATAGGTATGATTAAAACATCTGATGGTAGGATGCTAGCAATGGCAGGTGTCCTGCCTTTAATGAGTGGTGGTATAGCATACATAGATGAGTTTGATAAGATGAATAAAGATGACCGTTCAGCAATACACCCTGCAATGGAACAACAAAAGGTAACGATAGCAAAAGCAGGTACAACGTTAACCTTGCCTGCAAAGACAGCAATTCTAGCTGCAGCTAATCCAAAATATGGTAGGTTTGATTCTTCACAAACACTTACAGATAATATAGATATACCCCCACCTTTACTGTCAAGATTTGATTTGATATGGGTAATAAAAGATGAGATTAATCTAGCAGAAGACTTGGCAAAGGCAAACCATGTGTTAGATACATTTGAGAATAATAATAAAACAATCATTAGGAAGTATGAAAAGGAAGAACTCACGGAGTATCTTAATTATGTTAAGACATTAAAGCCTAAGTTATCTCCTACAGTAAGAAAGAAAATCATATCAATCTATGAGAAGTTAAGAGATTTAGCAAGAAAAGATGATGTTGTTGTTGGTATAAGACAGTTAGAAGCATTGGTTAGATTGTCAACTGCTTATGCAAAGTTAACTCTAAGAGATACAGTAGATGATGTATGTGTTGATTCAGTAAACGTTATGTTAAACGATGCTTACACAAGAATCAATCCAGACTTTGGCTCATCAGGTTATCAAGCACAACTACAGGGTGTACCACATAAGTTAAGTAAAGAACAGACAGCCTTTAAGATATGGGAAGATTGTGAGGATAGTGGTGGTCATGTAAACTTAGTGAAATTCTTTAGAGAAATGGAGAAAGCTAACTTTGACCAACGTGATTCAAAGAGAATCTTCTCACAATGGGAAACGAATTGTATTATAAAACTTAATGATGACGGAACATATATGAGATCTCGATCATAACATTAATATTATAGTAGCTCTTAAATAATACATGGCAGATGAAACAGAAATAATTATAGAATCTCAAGTAGAAGTAGCAGAACAAACTCCTGAAGTAGACTTCTCGGTCACACAACTAGAGGGCGTTGGAGCAATGACGGAGAAGAAACTAACTGAGTTTGGTGTGTCATCAATTATAGATATATGTATTAGAGGAGCTGCAGAAGTTGCAGAAATAACAGGTGTTGCAAAATCAAAGGCAGATAATTGGGTGTTTAAATCACAAAAGATTCTTGAAGAAGCAGGGTTAATTAGAAGAACAGATATGGGAACAGTAGAGTTGTTAGAGTATCAAGAAAATTATGATACACTACCTTGTAAGTGTGATGATATAGATAATTTAATCAGTGGTGGTGTTAAGCCTGAAGCAATATACGAAGTCTATGGAGAGTTCGGCTCTGGAAAGACACAATTCTGTAACTCATTAACAGTTGAAGCAATCCACAATGAAAAAAATGTAATTTGGATAGATTGTGAGGATACATTTAGACCTCAAAGAATAATAGAAATACTAAAGGCAAGAGAGTACGCTGAGGATAGAGAAGAAGCATTACCATACTTAGAAAGAATATCATATTATTATACCCCCAACACAGAACAATTAATGGGAACAATCAATAGTCTTTCTCCTATACTAGCAGAAAAGAAACCAAGAATTATTGTTCTTGATGGAGCTGTAGGACAGTTCAGGGAAGAGTTCTTAGGTCGTGGTACACTAGCTGCAAGACAGAATCAGATAGCAAGAATGATGACACATCTCAAAAACATATCATTTTATTTCAGAACAACTATAATATTTACAAACCAAGTTCAATCTGATCCAGCAGTAATGTTTGGTGATCCTATTAAACCTATTGGTGGAAACATAGTAGGTCATGCTAGTACATACAGGATATACTTTAAGAAAGCAGGCAAGAAGAGAATCGCTAGAATGGTAGATAGTCCTGAACATCCAATGGCTGATGCAGAGTTCCTCTTGAACAACAAGGGCGTGGATAATCTAGAATGATATGCACAACCGACAGCGTATGCGATTCAGTAATCGCAAGGCAGTTCTTTGGCTCTTAAAGAATGGCTATGATGACGTTTGGTTAAAACCTCACACTAAAAGAACAGATTTAACATACACACAGGGAGAATGGTATAGAGTAATAGATTTATGGAATTTATTTGATGGTATTTGTTTTGATGATGATGGAAACATAGTTCTTGTCCAAATAAAGACAAACAGTTGGGCTGATGAGGATGGTATAAAGGATTTCCTATTAAACAAGAAACATTTAAAAGTTCTTTCAATCAACGTAAAAGGCAAGAATAGAGTATGGAATGTTATGGTTAGAGATTATGAAACAGGTTGATGACCGATTTATTGGTAAGGGAGAGAAATCGGCTTTAGCCATTTTAAAAAAAATATTTCCGTCAGCAGATATACAGATACAATTCCCTTTTAAAAACTTGATGAATGAGGAGTTTTTCGGCTCATTGTCAGATAGGCAAAAAAAGGAGACTTTGGACATTGTTGTCTTTCAATACGCAAATCCCACAATAGTCATTAGAGTTCAAGACAAAACTCATGTAGGAACGATGAAACAGGTTAGAGATA